TGTTAGCGCAGATCCGGCCCTTGTACCTTGGGGGGTGGTGTCCGTCTATTCTGATGGCAACAAGCTTAACCGAGGTACTGACTACCTGCAGGACAGCAGAGCCAAGATCACATTTATCAAGAAATTTGATAATTTAACCGTGAATTTCTGGTGTTATCCTACTGACAAGGCGCAGTTACCAGACGAGCTATCTGGCTATGCAACATCAATATGCTCAGGCGCGGCCAGTAAGTTGTTTTTGCAGCCTAGGCGCCAATGGTTTAGCGCAGAGCTTTCAAATTTTCATAAGCGTGAGTTCGTTGAAGGGTATCGAAAAGCTTGGCGAGAGGTCGAGTCTGATGAGTTCGGCGAATTTCAAAACCCAAATGTAACCGTATCATTCTGGATATAAAATCATGGCTAAAGATACCATTAAAGTAATTGTTGATAAGGTAAACGATCAGTTGGTTGATGATGGATTTGTCCGATGGCCTAAAGAAAAGCTGATCGCACTATTCAACGATGCTCAGCGAGCGGTGATAATTATCAGGCCTGATGCCAATGTTATAGAGCACGACTTTATTTGCGTTCAAGGCACAAAGCAATCTCTTCCTGATGACGGAATTAGGCTTGTTGATGTAAGAAACAATGCTGCCGGCTACGCCATTAAATACCGTGATAGAGCTGAAATAACTGAACTTTACCCGGAATGGTACGGGACCAAAGATGAAGCAAATCCAGAAGCATTTATTTATGACGAACGCCAGCCTAAACGCTTTTTTATTTTCCCAGGTGCGCCTGCTGGACTGGTTATAGAAATAGCCTATTCTGCAACCCCTCCACAGCGATTAGCTAGTGAGTACGATGCTGGAGTGGCAGATCTCGATAACGTTTACTCTAACGCGATCATCGAGTACATGCTTTACATGGCCCACTCTAAAGACTTCGAGTATAGCGAGCAAGCCAAGGCTCAAACGCACTTCCAAATGTTTAACGCGATCCTTGGCATGAAGTCAGAAGCTGATATCGGCATGACACCAACTAACAAAAATTAAGGATAGAAAATGTCTTATAGCTGGTTTAGAAGCGGGACCTGTACAGTCGCTAACGGCTCTGATGTAGTACGGTTTCAAAACGCGCAACTTACAACGTCACCGACTAAACCAGTTGAGGGCGACGCCTTCACTATTGACGGGACCAAGTTCTATGAAACGATTTTCATAGGATCTGACTCTGCTGGCGAATATATCAAGCTGCAACAGCCATACAGCGGCGCCTCAGCTTCAAATGCTAAATATGCTATAGCCCGCTTTGCTTCAGGAACTCAAAACGCAAAGCTTGTTGCTATGGCCACAGCAGCTATTAATCAAAAGCAAATAAGCCTGGATGATATGGAAGAGTGGTTCACGTCAACGAGTGACACTGTTGATTTTTCCAATCCAGATGGGTCCATATCTACAATAACCACCTATCACAAGCTAACAAAGGAAATATCAGCTGTTGGAGGTAACTCGGCTGAAATATCAACAGTAGCAGCAAACATAGCCAGCATTACAAATGTTAGCGGCAATATGACTGCGGTTATTGACGCAAAACCTCAAGCAGATAGATCAAAGTTAGAAGCGGATAGAGCAGAAGAAGCAGCGGATAGAGCGGAAGCTGCAGAAAACACAGTTATTGCACAAGGTAACACTCAAGTTTCTAGGGTTTTATCAGAAGGCAATACTCAAGTAGGTTTGGTTGTTAGCTCTGGTGATCAACAAGTATCAAGAGTTATTTCTGAAGGTGGATCCCAAGTAGCACTAGCAACGGCTCAGGCCGACAGGGCCAAAGATGAGGCAGACAAGGCGAGTATATCTGCATCATCTATTTATGGTATGTCACAGGCACAATTTGAAGCTATCAGAGAGCAGAATAAAGAGAAGTATGCTGCAAGTGGTTTTGTTCACTTTGGTAAGCATGCAAAAGCACCACCAACTGCTACACCTATTAATGAGGGTTTGTGGAGTTATATAGATGTTAGCACTACTAACAAACTCTTTATTGGACGAGTATCAACAAGCGTTAAGGATGGTAAGTCAAAAAATGATTCGGCATCAATTAATATCGCAGGAGTAATTTTTGACTTGTCAGCAACTCCTAATGGAGAATGGGACATTAAATTCCCTCAAGCACCGGACGGGAAAACTACATACAACAAATCAACTGGCGTTATCACTACTCACACCACTGTTACCGCAGCCTTTAATGCACAAGCGGCTGACCCAACCAATGTAGAAGTAGTAACTGACCGTGTTGATATGTGGGGATTTGAGGCTTGGTTAGAAGAAGTAAATACAACCAATCCTTACGTCTACCCTAATGGTTTGATTCAATCTCAAGCTACAACTATGGATGGTATTGCCACTTCATCAAGTGCTAGACCAGTTACTTATTATGCTGCTTTTCTAGGGGATACTGGTTCAAAAGGTAAAGGGGTAAACTTCTTTACACTGACAGATGCACAAAAGAAAAAGGTATTAGGTAAGGCTAAGAACAATCTTTACTACTTAGATGATGGTCGGTTAGTTCAGTGGAGGCTGAGACAGAGGACTATTGCTGGAGCTGGTAATAGGGATTGGGAAGTGTTGCAGACGGCTATACCAAATGCGATTCTTTATAGTGGCGCTAACGGATATTTGCGATTGCAAGGCAAATTGGATTCTATCGCAGCACAGTTTGGTAATGATGATGGTACTATTGCCTACTCGCAAGGGTCTTCAAACAATCCAGATTATGCTAGAGGCGGTTTGGGGTTAAATGGGGCTAGAAGCCCACTTTTGTCTGACGGGGCAGAGTGCTACTTCCTAGTCTGTGGCACGGTTAACCGATTAAACCAAGGGGCTTATCATCCTAGTTTTAACCCTAGGGGTGCAAGTCAATTCACCGACTATAGTGGTATGAATGCTGTTTTATGGCACGCTGGCAACCAACCCTTAGTTAGTCAGATTTTGCAATGTTTTAACTACGGCTACGGTTATCCTGTGTCTGGTGGAAACGTAACAACCCCAACAATTTTTGTGGCCACTGGTAACATTGGGGGTTACCCGGGTAGGCCAGACAACCGTTGCTACGATGCCATCTATGCGGATGGTCAAGGTGGAGTTTGTCGTGATATGCGTTATTCTGCTAATGGGGTTGATTCAGTAGACTTTGCAGAAGCAGACCAAAGAGTTAAGAACGGTACGTATAGAGGGTTTGAGAAGTTGGTTTTTACTCGCGCATACCCACCAAGAACAATACAAACCATACCAAATGCTGACGTTGCAGTTACAGGAAATAGGCTAAGAACTGGGCTTTCTCATTCATGCTCGGTTGGTGACTTTATTTATATACATGGCAAAAAGTATGTTGTGCAAAATGCTGTAGACCAGCAAGATTTGCGTCTTGATAGGGATATAGAGCTTGATGGTATGACAGTGGTTGGAGAGGCGAATGGCTGGTATGGGTTTTCATGCCCCATAAAGCTTGTGATATCAGAATCCATAACATCCTCAGTGGGCGGTTCATTCCTGCAAACAGATGTTATTGGTAATCCTGCTAATATCCTAGCTACTCCAGCATTAGCCAATGGTTGGCAAGGCAGTTGGGGAGGATTGCCTTATGGTGGTGGTGTACCCAAGGTTGGTACTAGGAAGATGATTGCTAGCGGGGAACTTACTTATAGTATTAATAATGGCGCCACATGGGGTACAGGACAGTTACCTCAACCCAATGCAGGGAATGAGGTTACATCAACATACAGCGATTATGATATACGTATCTGCCAATACCAAGCCTTCTCTAAGCAGACTGAGAATGCAGTGAATGCACCTGTTTATGGTGGTGATGTAGGTACTGGCAAGCTTTCTGCCACATCTTGGAATGCTGTTGGTAATGGAATGGTTCTACTTGCTGAGTCATGCGCTGGTGTCATTCTTAAAAGCAATAACGGCTATCCCGATATTGATATGGGGATAGCCGTCACCAAAAGCCATATAATCGTTGGCTGTACCCTTGGGCATGACCCAAACCAAAGACCCGAACATCACCCAATTTACATGCAAGCTCCTTTAAACAATTCGCCAGCATTTAAAGCTCTTAACTACAACGTAAATCTAAATCAGCAAGCATTTATCCAGTATGCCTACACCGAGCTTAAACACAACGGTACAAACTGGGGAGATGATGGCAAGGTGACTATTGTTGATAACCAATCAACTAAGACAGACTTAAATG